TATCAGATTTGCGAGAATCTGGTTCGATTGAGCAAGATGCAGACATTGTAGCTTTCTTGTATCGTGATGCCTACTACCAGAAGGAACAGGCAGATAGTCAGGAAGCAAATAACGTAACAGAACTGATCCTGGAAAAGAATCGGCATGGTAGTCTAGGGACAGTGAAATTGTATTTTCACAAAGAATACACAAAATTTTCAAGTGTGGAGGGGTAGAAATGATTAAAAAAAGTGAAGTCACTGGTTTCTTATCGTTTTTCAAATTTCCAAAGCCATTCATCTATGATGAGAAATATAAGACTTTGAGCAATAACGCTAAAATGCTCTATATGCTTCTGTTTGATAGGTTAGAACTATCTTTAAAAAATGGCTGGTATGATAAAGAAGGGAACGTCTTCCAGTATTACACAAATGAACAGTTGATGATTGACTTAAATTGCAATAGCAACAAGACGATTATCAAAATTAAAAAGGAATTGAAAGATGCTGGTCTAATGACGGAAGTCAGACAAGGGATGAACTTACCAAACCGCATTTATCTTGATCCTCTTAACGGAAGTGTAAAAAGTACATTTCAGGAAGTGCAAAAAGTACACCTTGGAAGTGTAGAAAATACACTTTCGGAAGTGCAAAAAGTACACACAATCAAGACTGAGAATACTAAGACTGAGAATAACAATAATAAATTGTTGATTTGTAAAGAAGTTATTTCTTATCTCAATTTGAAAGCTAAGAAGAATTTTAAGGTTGACACTGCTAGTCATCAAAAATTTATCAAAGCAAGGCTAAAAGAGGGTTATGTCCTTGAAGATTTTAAAAAGGTTGTGGACATCATGGTCGCTAAGTGGAAAGGTACAGAGTATGAACAGTATCTTCAACCACAAACACTTTTTGGCAATAAGATGGACAATTATCTGAACCAACCTATGCCACGAAAAGTTCACTCTTTTCAATCAGCAGTTGATGAAAGGCTAGGATTTTAAATGAAACAGTTTAAACAATTCAGAACCAGAACAGTTCTTGATGATGTCTGTGAAATTCATGGATGCCATCTTTGGTCTGTTAAGATTCCTATCAAGGGAAAGGTTGAGGAAATCAATCAATGTCCTGAATGCGAGAAAGAGAACATTCGGATCTTTGAACAGCAGTTGAATATGGAATCCGAGGTTAAAAGTAAATTATCGGATACTTACGAGGTCTTTGCTCGCGATAGTATCGTTTCAAGTAAGCTTGCTAGCAAGTCACTACATGACTATGAGATTCAGGTTGATATTGACGAAAAGGCTATGAATTTTGTGAAGCGATTGGAACGTGAGTATGCCAAAGGTACAGTTGGGAATGCCATCATCACAGGACCTTCTGGTGTTGGTAAGAGTCATCTGACCTATGGATTAGCTCGGTTTCTCAATGAGCAATTTAAGTCTTATGATGAACCTAAAAGCGTGCTCTTTGTGTCAGTCGTGACTTTATTTGATAAGATTCGTGAAAGCTTTGAGTTTGACAATGGGTATTCAGAAGCTAAGATGGTCAAGCTATTGTCTGAGGTTGATTTCCTTTTCTTGGATGACCTTGGGAAAGAGAGTCGAAAAGCTGATACAAAGCGAAACGAATGGGCACATCAGATATTGTTCAAGATCCTGGATAATCGGACGAATACGATTATCAACACGAATCTTTCTAGTGAAGAGATTAAAGAGCTTTACTCGGATGATTTTGGGAATGGTGCTTTATCAAGTCGTATCTTCGAGGGAGCAACTGGCAGATGCTTTGTGTATCCGTCTGGGATGAAGGATAGGAGGTATTGATTATCAAAAAAATGGTAGTCTGGGCACTTTTTGATAGTGGGAATGGTTCTTACTTCAAGGGTGCTAACTCTCTGAATAGTTCGGGGGGGGGCGAATATTGAAATCTATTCAATCGGAATGGATATAGAAAACAAGAACAATCATTTTACAAATCTGGACCTTGCTGATTACAAACGTTTATTTGGAGATAACACGCTCTTTGACGTGTTAGACAAATTACCAAAACCTGATCTTATAATAGCTAGTCCACCATGTGAGAGTTGGTCAAATGCTTCTGCAATGGAAAATGGGAATGCGTGTTGGAAACGCAATGATGTGTCTGATAGCTTGTTTGCTCCACAAGTAAGACCTTCACCGTTCACGATCAGGGCAAATCAGGATTACGAGTCAGCCTATATAAATTATCAGTACGACAGGCAATTTTTAAAAAGGGTCAATGGCGAGCTAACAGCTTTCAACACAATAGAAATCATAAAAAGATATAGACCACAATTTTGGGTTATTGAGAATCCAGCTGCTGACAGACTGTGGCCTTACATTGAGGACATTATTGGATTCAGAATTCTATACAAAAACCTAGCTAGATACAATAATTATGATTATCCTTTACAAAAACGGACAATTTTTGGAAGTAATATTGAACTTAATCTTAAAAATAAAATTATTAAGCAGGACATAGAGTGGAAGAATTTCTCAAAATCATACAACGAGAGATCTAATATACCTGAAAAATTGGTGTCAGAAATATTCAAAAAAATTTACGAGGAGTTTAGTAAATATGATTGAACTATATTTCGTCTACAATGGACACTGCAAGTTTTACCTTGGAAGTTTCAACAATGTAGATGAACTTATCGAACGGATGAAAGACCATCAGTGGGCTTTCTCAGGTATTACCAGACCAAAATTCAAGAAGCACATCGGAAAGCGGACAACACGATTCGACTACGGTGCTAAGGATTGCTACTACCTAGCAGTCAAATAGGAGGTAAGAATGATTAACAATGTAACACTAGTAGGACGATTAACACGAGATCCAGAGTTGAAATATACACCATCAAATATTGCAATTACAACTTTTAACCTGGCAGTCAATCGTAACTTCAAAGGAGTAAATGGGGAACGTGAAGCCGACTTTATTAATTGCATGATTTGGAGAAAACAAGCTGAATTGTTTGCTGATTGGTGCAAAAAAGGAAACCTCGTAGGAATTACAGGTCGCATCCAAACTAGAAGTTATGAAAATCAGCAAGGACAACGTGTCTATGTGACAGAAGTAGTTGCTGAGACTTTCCAATTACTCGAAAAACGAGACAATTCTGCAAACCAGTCAAACATTGAAGAGCAGATGCCAGCAAATTTCGGAGCCACAAACCCTTTGGATATCTCAGATAAGGACTTACCATTCTAAGAGGTATTCGGATGAGCACAATTAATCAAGATATAATCAAGGGTTTAAAACGTTCAATCGAAGCAGCTGAAGAAAAGATTGAAGAACTGAAGAAACCAAGTCAGAAGTCAACAGTACACATGAGAGCTGCTGAACGTGATTTTTGGAAGAAAAAAGTAAAAGTGTATAAGAAGAAGTTGAAGGAGTTGGAAGAATGAATGTTAAAGAATTGATTGAGAAGTATACTAACTACAATCTTGGTGGTACTAGCAGAAAAGCTCTTCTAATCCGTTTTCTAAGAGACTTGGACCAACTAGACGAACCAGAACAAGTCACAATCCCTCAGTTTGTGGCGGATTGGATTGAGGAATGTAAAAATGATGATTTCCATTTGTTCGGCGCAATGGAAGCCATTTCTTTAAACCAAAAAAAACTGGATTATTGGTTTAGAGAAGACGACAACATGGAACTCTTCGCTCGTGCATGGCTTGATGGCTACGAGATAGAAAAAGAGAGGCGGTATACAGTAGTGATGAAAGGTATTTCCTCTCTTTTTAGACATTTAAAATATAACTTATTGACTGAAAAATGGTATATGGGCAATGATGCAGAAGATAAAAATGTGAAAAACACACACACCCGCAAAGAGATAGAAGATGCGGGCTTTGGTGAAGTATTTAACAGTCCATTGTTTGAAGTTGTGGAGGTGGAAGAATGATAATATCAGATGAAGAGTGGATAAAATTCATAAAAGATGGACAAAAATTTGCCTTGGAGATACTTGGAGAAGATTTCACAAATGATGAGGAGGAGGTGGGAGTGATGGAAGAAGTTATTATGGCTACGTTGCCTAACAAAGAATTAAATCGTTTGATTAAAATTGAAATTGCAGTTGAGAATCTAATCGAGAACGGAATCTTGGACGAAGATGTATATAACCAGTATTTGAAGGAAGCATAGATCGAGGAGGTGGAAGAATGAAAAAATTTACAGCTACTTTAACCAATGATCTTTTTGCACACCTTGAAGCATTAAAACTATACTATGGATACTCAACTAGAACTGAAGTTATCGAGAAAGCGCTAGATGAATTGATTAGTAAGTGTGTATCAGATGATGTGTTTCATTATTATCTTACTGGTGCTAGAGAAATATTGCGTGAGAGGGAGGGAGAGCAATGACACGACCAAACAGATATCCATACACACGAAGTCAGTGGATTGAAGAAACCGCTGATTATTATACATACGCAGACGGTATTTATTTTACGAGTCATATTTTAAAAAATAGACTTACTAGAGAAATTAAGAATAAGGAGGTTGAGTGATGGGCAGGTCAGAGCTTGTATATGCCTTATATCACGGTGATGTCTTTATCACTTGTGGGACTATAAATGAGATTAGCAAAGAAACTGGGTTAAAAAAGAGCACATTATATTTCTATACCTCAGAAAAATATAAAAAAAGATTAATTAATTCAAACAAAGGAATGTGTATGATAAAGATTGAAGGAGATGATGATAATTAAGGAGTTGTTTTTGAATTTATTGGATTGTCGAGAAGCGATTGATATTCCAAGGTTACTGCTTGAGGGATTATTATCGGATCGACAAGATGAAATATTAAACCGAGTGGATGAAGAATACATAGACAAGACAATTGATCTATTCAGAGATTTTTTTCAAGAAGAACAAGCTGATCGAAAAAGTTTAAAGCAGGATTATACACCAGACGGGATAAGTGAATTAGTTAGTAGATTAGCGCCTGCTGGAAATAGTTTGCTTGATGTGTGTGCCGGAACTGGGGCTTTGACGGTTTCTTATTTAGCACGACATGAAATAGATTTCGTACGTTGTGAAGAATTTTCAAGTCGTGTTATTCCATTTTTGATGCTAAACCTAGCTTTGAGAAACCAAGAAAGCGAGGTTATCCACAAAGATGTTCTAACAGGCGAAATATTTGGAGTTTATCAAATAAAACGAGGGCAAGAATATGGTGTCATAAGCAAAAAAGAACAGGCTGAGAAAAGAATGTTCGATGTGGTCATTATGAATCCACCTTATGGGATGCCATGGAATCCTCCTCAAAACGATGTAAGGTTTAATGATTTTGGGATTGCGCCAAAAGCTAACTCTGATTATGCATTTCTCTTACATGGATTCCATTACTTGAAAGAAGAAGGAAAGCTTTTTGCAATCATGGCTCAAGGGATTTTATTCAGAGATAAGGCTGAAAAAGAAATCAGAAAGGCCTTGGTAACAAATGGTTGTGTGAATAAGATTATCACACTTCCTGAAAAGTTGTTTCTTGCTACTTCAATTCCTGTTGTAGTTATCGAATTGAATAAAACAAGAAGTGAAGATGTGTATTTTTTAGATGCAAGTGACGATGTACAAGTTAGACCAAAACAAAATATAATGTTGTCTGAACATATTGAAAAGACTGTAACCCTTGCTAAAAACAGATTAGTTGTAAAAAAGAAATCAGAGTTAGTAACGATTAATGAGATAAAAGAAAATGATTGGACGCTTCAAAAAAATGTTTATATTGATACTTATGAAATTGCTTACAGCTATATCAGAAACGAGAAAAGCTGAAAATGAATTTTTACAATTTTTTAAACGAGATTTGGATGATTTTATAAAAATTACAAAAGAAGAATATCCCAATCGTTTAGATGTGACCGAGAAAAGATTAAAACCAATACAGGAGCAGTTAGAGTTATGGTAATGAGAATTAGAAATATTACAGAAGTAGCTCAATTCGAGAGAGCAAATAAGAGCAAAATATATAGCAAAGGTGTTACGTTAATCCAGGTTTCTGCAACGAAAGGAGAGGTCCTACAATTAGAAGAAGATGGACTTGTTGAAAGTAAATATGTTGTCATTGAAACCAAAGGCCAAATTTTACCCGATTATTTATTTTTTGCAATAAAGCACGCTTTCCCTCCATTTTTTCAGAAGTGGAGAACAGGTCTGAATTTGCAGGTTTCAAATATTGCAAAATTGGAAATTCGTTTCGATGACGATGTTGAAGTTCAAAAGCAGTTCATCCAAGAAATTCAAGCTATTTTAAAATTAAAAAAAGCTTACGAAGAAGAAATTAAAGCATATGAAGATATTAAAAAAGATATGTTCACAATATTTTTTAATTAAGGTTAAAAGAGGTGAAATATTGAAACGTTTTTTAATTGGATATTGCCTATTAACTACTTGTCTATTATTCATACAACGTGAAGCACAGAAACCCTTGCTAGTCTATCATGCAGATAGTAAGTATCAGATTACTGGCAAGGTCGAAGCTAAGAAGAAAATCGGAAAGTTGTTCACTATCACGGTTAACGGTAACGTGTTTGTGGTGAGTGAAGAAAAATATAAAAACATTGAAATAGGAGATGATATTGAATTATGAACACACTAGAAAACGTAAAGCAATGGTTTATTGACCGTGACCTTGAGAACGGTGGACGATTAGACAAGCAATCACTCAAACTCAGTGAAGAGTTTGGAGAGCTATGCGCTGGTTATCTCAAGAAGAATGAGAAAGTTACCAAGGATAGTATCGGAGACTGTGCGGTCGTGATTGTCGGTCTTGGACTACTAATCGGTGAGGACGTGAATCAGATTTTTGAAGAATCCGATAGTATCCGTAAAAAAGATGTGATGGAAAGTTTCATCTCAATCAATGCAAACATTAGTGAGTTTCAACTCTCACAAGGGTTTGCAAGTAAAGAATTATGCAGACACAATCTAGTACGATGCATTGGTTATCTAAAAAATCTTGGATATGATTTTGATGAATGTTTTGAACTTGCTTACCAAGAAATCAAAGACCGTAAAGGTCGCTGGATTGATGGTTCGTTCGTGAAAGAGGAGGATTTGCCAGATGAATCCAAGTTTTAGAGCATGGGATAAAGAAACGCAAACAATGCTAGATGTTTCTTTGATAGATTTTAAGAAAAGCGTTTTAATCGGTGAGCATTGGGAATTTGGTGAAACAAATTTCATAAACTTTGACGAAATCGAACTTATGCAATCGACAGGTCTTTTTGATAAGGAAGGTACAGAAGTTTTTGAAGGTGATATCTTACATCATCAGATACAGACAGAATATACCTTTATTGTCAAATATGACAAAGACAAAGGCCGCTGGTACGGCGATGGTCTAAGTCGTACTTATCGGATTGACATCGCAAAGAGATTCCTATCGCATTATTACAAAGTCATTGGGAACATCTACGAAAATAAAAATTTGTTGGAGGTTGAGAATGAGGATTAAAACATCAAACGGAGCAATCATCAACATCAACAACATGAAACGAAGCATCACAATCGAAGGAATCGAGCTCGGTTCAGATTGTCAAGCGTTAGTATCTAAACATCAAGATGGTACAGGTACGATCACTTTAGTTTTTGATGGAAAGATTATTTGAAATACGTTAGGAGATTTGAAAGATGCAGCTAAGATTGAAAGAACTTAGAGAGGACCTGTGTCTCTCTGTAGTACAGATGGCGAAAGAGACAGGTGTTTCACAAAATACAATTCATTTGTATGAACGAGGTGGATATCCGTCGATTAAGAAAATTGAAATGATTGCTAAAAAATATGACGTGAATCCTGCTTGGTTAGTTGGATGGATAGATAGATGATGAAATGATGCCTGGAGTCCAGGTCGTTGAGAAAGTTGTCTATAAAGAAAGTCCAACGGCAAGATTGCCAGATTATCACAATAACAATAACGATGGTAAAATTATCAAATGGGTTAAATCCAAAAGATACATAGGAGGTAAAGTTTGGGCAAGAAGAATCTAGTAACAGCACGAAGAGATTATCTCGAGTTTGAACTCGATGATAAATATTTAAAGATTGACAAACTTATTGGCCAACGTAGGCATGAGCTAGAACGTTTGTACGAAGTTAAGCATCTTACTGTTCCTGGTATTGATGATACTGGAGCAAGTGGCAGTGGGACATTCGTCAACAGGTCGGAAAATCTAGCGGTTGCTTATGCAAGCGATCCTATGATTTTAAGATTAGAAAATCTCCAAAACGCTATTTCCAAATTACTAGAGAATCTAGAACCAGATGACAAAAAAATCTTTTATCTTCGCTGGGGAGAACATACTGGATACGACTGGATTCAAGTTTGGCACATCATGGAGAACGGAGAAACTGGGTACTTGTATAGACACAGCAAGCAGATTTACAGAAGACGTGAGGTGATTCTTGATACACTTTCAAATTTGCTCTTTATGTAAAGTTGTCAAAAAAACATATAGAATTGACAAAAAGAATGTGGTAAATTAGTATCGTGAAGAATAGCAGAGAGGAAGTCTCTGCTATTTTTGTGTATTAAAAAGGAGGTGAAGATATGTGGTAGTTGTTGAACCAATCAGAAATAGAGATGATGTTCAGCTTATGATTGAATGGCTGACGTTGCATAGTGCAGTCAAAGAGTCAGATAGACAACGAAACCTCATGCTCTTCCTTTCTGGTGTTAATTTGGGATTTCGTATTGGCGATATCGTTAAACTGAAGGTAAAGCACGTTAAAGGTTGGCATGTCCAGATCGTCGATGAAAAGACAGACAAACCAACCAAACGAAAGATGCCAAAGAAATTCAAGAATGCTATGAGACAGTACATTAAAAATAAGAAAGATGAAGACTTCCTCTTTCCAAGCCGAAACGGAAAGCATCAGCATATAAAACCTAACACAGCTTACAAGATCATAAAGAAAGCTGCTGAAGAAGTTGGTCTAGAAAACATAGCTACTCACTCGATGAGAAAGACCTTTGGCTTATTCATGTACGAACAAACCAAGGATGTCGCTCTGATAATGGACCTACTGAACCACTCAAGCCAGAGTATTTCACTGAGATACATAGGCAAAAATCAAGATTCACAAGATAGAGCCATGACGAAGTTTCAGGGCTTTTAATTTTTTTATTTTACTATCAATTCATTGTTTTGAGGTTATGATGATTTCATTTCGTACTTGCAAGATAAACGCTTGATAAATATGAATTAAAACTCATGTAGCGAATTCACTAGAATATGTAAAACAAGGAATTGAGAGAGCAAAATTAGAGAGGTTTACAAAAGTATGTTAGGTTTAATAAGAGAATTAATTTACAAGATACGAAGCAGAGATAACAAAGAATATTTTCTTGATTCTCAAACTAAAGAATCAATTGTGCGATTCCAAAAAGCAGCTAAGCAAACCTTAATTAGTTCTGACGATTTTGCTAAACTCTTTTGGAAATCAAGAGGGTAGTCTTTTGAAAATAGAAGTTGCAACTAGAGAAGACCGAACAGAGTTTTATAATTCTGGTGAATGGAGAGGACTTCGTAAGCTTGCACTCGAACGTGATCACTACGAATGTGTTTGGTGCAGAGAAGAAGGTAAGGTTACAACCGAGAACCTAGAGGTTGACCACATCAAGGAGCTAGAGTTCTATCCAGAGTTCGCTCTTGAGCTTGACAACCTTAGAACTCTATGCAAAGAATGTCACAATAAACGTCACGGTCGTTTTCAATTTCGAAAATCTAAAAAAATGATTGAGAAAAATTTCAGAACAGACGAATTTTGGGGATGATAACACCCCCCGGTCAAAAAAATCCAGTATTTTTAAGGTTTTGGGAACCGGTGGGAGGGGTCAACTGTCCAAATTTTTAACGAAAAATTAAAAGGGGTGGGGGGTAATGGAAGAATACTCAGAAAAAAATATAAAAGAATTAGAAAATCAGCTACTTTCTAAAATTGGCTATTTTAGTCCTAGAAAAAAGGATGCGATCCAGTACGAAAAAGTGAATCGTTATCTTTATCTCGTCAGGCTACTCTATGAGCTGAAAGCCAAACTTCATGAAGACGGATTGGTCATCACTGTTCACAATGGGCAACAGAGATTCCAAAAAGCGAACTCTCTCATCAAGGAAATTAACACAACCAGCAATCAGCTTTTGGCGATTGAGCGCTCGTTTGATTTCGAGGTTGAAAATTCTCCTGTTGAGAAACCGACGTCTGGAAGTGATCTGTTATGATTTCTCATCCGTTGATTGATGACTACATCAAAATGGCCGAGAGTGGAGAAATCGTCGTCAACGAAGAAAGAAAGTTGCTGTTTAAAATCATCAAAGAGAAAATTTATCCTCGCGATGATTTATATTTTGATAATGATCTGATTGAGAAATTCATTCGGTTTACGGAAAAGAACTTTTTTCCTCTAGCGAAATACCAGCTTTTCTTGACCCCGTTCATTTTTCTTTTTAGGAAAGAGGACGGGGAGCCACACTTTGACGAGCATCTATATACTTTGGCTCGTGGGGGTGGTAAGAATGGTTTTATGTCTGCTAGGTCCTCGTTCTTTATCAGTCCTATCTACCCTATCAGAGATTATGATGTGACTATCACTGCAAACTCTGAGAAACAGGGTAAGGTTTCCTTTGAGGAGGTTTATGAGACTATCCAAAGGCGTGGTCTTGAGGACCATTTCTATCTAACTAAAATGTCTATCACAGGTCGAGCGAATAACTCGGTCTTTTCTTTTCGGACGAACAATCCGAAGACTATGGACTCTGCTCGTGATGGTTGTCTTGAGTTTGATGAAATTCACCAGTTTGAAGATGATAAGGCCGTGAAGGTTCAACGGTCTGGTCTTGGGAAAATCGCTCATGCTCGGACTTTCTACAACGGTACGAATGGGTATGTGCGTGAGGGATTTTACGACAAGCTAATAGAGAAGTCTATGCAAATCTTGAATGGAGAGGTTGACGATTTCAGGCTTTTCCCTTTCATCTGCAAGCTTGACAATGCGGATGAAGTGGACGACATGAAAAACTGGTCGAAAGCAAATCCGATGTTAGATGAAATCACTCCTTACGCTAAGAGGTTGCTTGCTAGAACCAAGGCTGACTATGATGACCTTAAGTTGGAGCCATCTGGACGTCAGGAGTTTATGACAAAACGGATGAACCTTCCTGAAGCGGACCTTGAGAAAGATGTGACTTCTCGAGAAAAGCTAGTTGCTTGTTTACGTTCGCCTGGTATCGACTTGAAGGGTCGGTCATGTGTGGCTGGCTTTGACTATGCGAGCATCCGAGACTTTGCGAGCGTTGGTTTGCTATTTAAGAATGGAGATGAATTCATCTGGAAGCAGCATTCATTTGCACGGAAATCATTTTTGAAAGCTTTCAAGCTAAAAGCGCCTATTGAAGAATGGGCTGAAAAAGGTCTTTTTACAATCGTTGATGGTCCGAGTATTGAACCTAGACTTTTGATAGCCAAGCTGGAAGAATGGAGAAATCATTATCAGATTGAGCTTGTATGTGCCGATGGTTTTAGAATGGATTTGTTAAAACCACTTTTGGAAGAGGCTGGGTTTGAATATGAATTCTTGAGAAATCCAGGGTCTATCCAATCCAAGGTTGCGCCAATCATTGAAGATGGATTTGCAAATGAGCGTTTTATCTTTGAGGGCGATAACTCTATGATTTGGTATACGGATAATACCTACGTCAAAGAGGACAAGGATGGCAATAAGCGTTTCTTGAAGAAAGAGCCTGTCAGAAGAAAGACGGATGGTTTCCATGCTTTGATAGCTGCTCTTTACAAGAGGGAACTAGTGCAAGAGTCAAATGTTGGGGAATTCCTAGATATGATTGATAGTTGGGAATTTTAATCTAAGCATAAATTTTGGGTGGGTGGTCGGCAGAAATTAAAAGAAAGGAGGAAGTGCATTGGGGTTACTGAATTTATTTAAGCGTGAAGTGCCAGAGGTTGGGTTTGAGTTCGAGGATCTTGAGCGGATGTTTGGAAATCTGCAACTCAAAAGCTTAGCGATTGATAAGTCAGCCGAGTTCATCGCTCGGATTTTTGCTAAGTCAGCATTTAAGTATCAAGAAAACGGTAAGGCTAAGCCTTCTGATTGGGACTATTTGCTGAATGTAAGGCCAAACAAAAATGAGTCTGCGTCAGATTTTTGGCAAAAGGTCGTCTATCGGTTGATCACTAAGAATGAGGTCCTAATCTTTCTTACAACGGATGACCAGTTGCTTGTTGCTGACTCTTACACACGGACTAAATATGCTGTTTATGATGATGTGTTTGAGTTTGTAACTTGTAGAGGTTTCACATTTGAGAAGCGTTTTCGGATGAGTGAAGTCATTTTCTTACAGTACAACAATAATCGACTGCAAGATTACATTTCTGACTTATTTGCTGATTACGAGAAGTTGCACACTCGTTTGGTCGAGGCCCTGGCTAGAAATAATCAAATCAGAGGAACTCTCAAAACAAAAAACAATGGGAGTTTTGATAAGCAGATGCGTGATAAACTTCAATCATATGCTGATGGTCTCTTTAAATCATTTAGCACCAAGACGATTGCCATTGTTCCAGCTCAAGATGGAATGGAATATTCTGAGCATACGAATACAACAGGAACTTCAAATATTTCTGTTGATGAGTTGAAGAAACTTCGTCGGCAATTTGACGATGAGGTCGCTGACGTCTTAGGGATTCCAACTGCTTTAAACCATGGCGACATGGCCAATCTGGAAAATAGCCAAAAAATGTTTAATAGTTATTGCTACCAATCACTTGTTAAGAAAATGAGTGATGGGCTTAATTTTGCTTTAGTATCAAGACGGCAATACGAGCGCAATAATCTATTTGTAATTATTGGCGAAGGTCAGAGAGATAAGTTTGCACTCGCTGGAAGCATTGATAAGCTTATTTCTTCTGGAGCAATGACTCGAAACGAGGTGCGATCTGAACTTGGCTTAGAATCTGTCCCTGGTGGCGATAAATTCCTCATCACCAAAAACTATCAACTTGGTGAACAGTTAGAGAAAGGAGGTGAGAAAGAAGATGAAAGTAATTCAAATTAAGGGTACGATTGTATCAAACAATGACAGATGGCTTTACGATTGGCTTGAGTGGGATGCAACCGCTCCGAAAGATATCGTCCTTCCTGATAGTGGTGAACCGATTGAGGTTCATATCAATTCTGGTGGTGGAGATGTTTATGCTGGTAGTGAAATCTATACTGCTCTACGCTCGTATCCTGGTGACGTGACCGTGAAGATTGTCGGTATTGCAGCAAGCGCAGCAAGCGTGATTGCAATGGCAGGAGATACGGTTGAAATCAGTCCGACTGCCCAAATCATGATCCACAATGTTTCAACGCAAGTAAACGGAGACCATAATGTCTTGCTTCATGAGGCTGGGGTACTAGAAGGGTTTAACAAATCTATTGCTAGTGCCTATGTTCATAAGACTGGCAAGGCTCTTGATGACCTGCTTGGATTGATGAACAAGACTACCTGGTTTGATGCTGAATCAGCTTTGAATCACGGTTTTGTAGACAAGATTATGTTTACAAATGAAGTCGCTCCGACTTTAGTTGCGAGTGAAACTCCTATGATTCCAAGTGATTTTATCGAGAAAATGAGGTCAGCAGTGACTCCTGATATCGATAAAATCGCTGAACTGGTAGCTGAAAAGCTAGAAGCTAAACTACCAGATATACAAATCGACAAAGAGGCTTTCGAAAATAGCGAATTTGTACAGAAGAAATTCAATTTTCCAGAAAGTCCAGAAAATAGCACAAACAAGGCTGTTCCTAAAGGGTTCGGTCTTTTTATGTTTTAAGAAAGGAAAAAACAGAATGACAATTCAATTATCTAACCAATTTGAAAAACAACGTCAGGCATTTTTGGATGCCGTAGCAAATGGTGCACCTCAAGAAGAGCAAGCGAAGCTATACAATGACATGATCGAGTCCATGACAAATGAAATGATGGCTCAAGCTCGTGATGCTGCTCGTGAAGAAGTTTCAACTTTGAATCCATACGATGCTAAGCTGACTGCAGAAGCTCGTGAGTTCTTCAATAACATCGAGAAAGCTGCACCTAAGGGAGTTGAAAAACTATTCCCACAAGAAACAATCGACCGTATCTTTGAAGATATGGTTATGGCACGTCCGCTCCTTCAACATATTGGCCTTAAAAATGCTGGTATCCGTTTGAAATTCCTTAAATCAGAGCAAACTGGTCAAGCCGTTTGGGGCAAAATCAATTCAGAAATCGAAGGGCAGCTCAAACAAGAATTCAACGATGAAGAAGCAATTCAACACAAGTTGACTGCTTTCGTTGTAATTCCAAAAGATGCTGAAAAATTTGGTCCAGCTTGGTTGCAAAAATTTGTTTCTGCACAAATTACAGAAGCCTTTGCCGCTGCCCTTGAAGCTGCTTTCTTGAACGGTGACGGGAACAACAAACCTATCGGTCTTTCTCGTACCCTTACAGGAACTGTTTCTGGAGATCAGACAACTTATGCTGAAAAAACAGCTCAAACTACTAAGTTGACTTTTGCTGACGCAGCTACTGTAGTCAAAGAATTGACGAAAGTATACAAGCACCACTCAACAAAAGCTGACAATAAGACACCAGTCGCAGTTGAAGGCAACCTTGTAATGGTTGTTAATACAGCCGACGCTTGGGATGTGAAGAAACAATACACTTCATTGAACGCTCAAGCTGTTTATATCACAGCTATGCCGTTTAACCTTATCTTGGTTGAATCTGTGGCGCAGACAGCTGGTAAAGTCACTACATTTGTTAAAGGTCGCTACGATGCCTTTGTCGGTGGTGGTATTTCACTTGGCCGTTACACAGAAACCTATGCTTTGGAAGACCTGAACCTTTATACTGCTAAGCAATTCGCTTACGGTAAGGCTCATGATGAAAAGACAGCTGCAGTTTGGACTTTACAACTCCCTCAAGCTTAATTTAGGGGTTAGATCATGACTTCAGAAGTAGAACTTCATCCACTCCTTAAACCTTTTAAGGAGCGGATGAGGATTTTTCATAGCGGAGAGGACGAAAACCTCTCACGGATGTTGGAAAGCTCTGAAGCTAACATCCTTAGCCTTGTTGGTAGTCAGTATCCAACTGAACCACGAGTTCGAGAGTTAATTTTGGAGCGTGCTAGATACGTCTATAATGACCAAGTGGAGTTCTTTTACGATAACTTCCGGGGGGATTTAATGGCGCTATCTCTTGAAAATTACATCATGGAGGAAAAAGCGTGATTAGAGTTTTAAAAGAATTCTTTGACCTTGAAGCAGGTCAATTCCGTCCAGTAGGTTCAACATTTGAAGCGACAAGAGAACGTTTTGAAGAAATCAATTCTATCTTGCCTGGATTTGTTGAATGGGGCGAAGAAAAAACAGAAGTAGTTACAAATATTGAGCTACCAGAAGAATAAACCTCAATATCGTTATAAAAAGCCTGAAGCTCAAAACGGAGATTTAAGAACCCCCTTGACTTTCTATACTTCTAAAGTCGAGGAGGGGCTTCATGGTCGTGATGTGAGTCACAAGGAGGCTTTTGACACAATGGGGCAAGTTTACTCTCCTAGTTTCAAAGACATTGAAATCGCAACAGGCAAGTCAATGAAGGCTAAGATGACTCTAAAAATTCGTGATCCTTTGTCTGATTATCAGCCGAAGAATGAGCATTTTGTCGAAGTCGGAGACAGTCGTCTCAGTGGTGAAAAATGGCAAATTATCGATGTGCGTCCTGATTTTGACAATCGGGATTTTTTGATAGTTGTTATCGGTGGTGGTCAAGATGTCTAGTGGAGCAGAATTAAGAGGCTTTGACGATGTTCTTAGAAACCTTGAAATTCATCTTGGTGATACTAAGGTCAAACGTACTACGAGTCGAGCCTTAAAAGAAGTCGCAAATGAAACTTTAGAAGAGTTTAAAGGTGCTTTGCAAGTCTACAAAGATAAAGGAGACACTATTGAAAGTGCTACTGTTGGGCGTGTGACGGGTCTTGCTGTTGGCGTTCCTGTTGTGAAAATCGGTTTCGGTGAGGGTTCTCGATGGCGCTTGGTTCACTTGAACGAGTTTGGATATAGCAAGAATCCACATCCAAGAGGTTTTGGTGTAATTAGACGCTTTTCAGAGGCTCATGCTAAAACATACAAATATAGAATGGCTAGTCATTTGAAGATAGGAGGTTTTTAGATGCTCAAAGATAAGTTTAATGAACTCTATGAGACATTAAAAAAAGATGAGACCTTAGCTGGAATCAGTATCAAATCTTTTAATCGTCCAGACACGCTACCAAGCAATGAGACAAGTATCGTCATTAGACCAGTTGGTCCGCCGATGCAAACGGCTCATGGTAGTAATACAAGCCTAGCTAAGACATTTCTCTACCAGGTCAATGTAGAATCTAAAAATTATATGGAGTGCAAAGAACTCCAAAGAAAAATTGAAAAGATTATGGAAGAACAAGGATTTTATCAAACTACAGGTGGTTTAGATGAATGGATTCCAGAAATCAAACGCTACGTAGACGCTCGGACTTACAAGGGTCAGAGTGCTCTATATGAAGAATACTAAATTAAAGAAAGAGGTGCTATAAATGGCATTAGTTGGTTTTAAACGTATGACAGTTCGTGTGTTGGATGGAAATGCTACTCCAACATTAGGACAAAACCTATTTGTAATTGAAGGTCAAACTGGTAAAGGTGCGACTCGTACCGCTAAGATTTCAGGTCTTGCAAGTGATCCAGTAAAAACTTATGGTAGTGACGTAGCTTACCACGTATCAAACCGTGGTGTTGGTGACGTTAAGATGGAAATGACCGCAGTTGATATCCCTTCAACTGTACTCGCTAAAATCCTTGGTCACGTAATCAAGGATGACATCATTGGTATTGGTGCTGACACAGTAGCTCCATACTGCTCAGTTATGCTTGAATCTACAACAGCAGACGGTACACAAGCACAAGTTGGTTTCTTCAAAGGTCAATTCTCAATGGATGCTGAGGAATTTGAAACCCTCAAAGATAAACAAGAAGAACTTCCAGATGATAGCTTGAGCTTCTCAGCTATCGCAAGTGACGATGCAGACACTTCAGGTCTTTACTACATCAAGTATATTGGTAAGGATGAAGAAAAACTTAAGAAATTCAAAGGACAACTTAAAATGGTTGCTGCAGGGTAGAAGGAGAGCGCAAGCTCTCTTTTTATCTTATTTCTAGAAAGGAAAGAATATGGCTACGGTTAAATTTTTAATTAAAAATGAAAAAGGACAAGATGTTCAAAAGACTAGTAAAGAAATTACTACTAAGGACTATCGTGACTACTTGATTCTCAATGAAGCACTATCATCTGATGTGTCAGAGGTAGAGAAATTAGACAAACAATTAGAATTCATCGCCTCACTGTTTGAAGATTTGGAAGTGGAAGAGCTTTTGAAATTCACGGACATGGCAGATATTTTTGCGGTATTTGCAGACATCTACTCTCATCTGGTTGGTGATGTTGACCCAAAGGAGAAAAAATAAAGCCAAGTGAAGCGCTGAAACGGTTTTATGGTTTTGTCAAGCAAGCTACTGAAGGTCCATACGGTATGAGTATCCGTGATGTGATGGATACGAGCTGGGAGGACCTAATGGGTGTTCTTGGTCAAACCGAATCTGATAAAACTGAGGAAGTCATGGATCTTGCTGACTTTCTAGAAACGATTTAAAAAGGAGGATTTGAATGGCAGGTGGAACGCCGTTAGGTCAAATGTATATCGAGCTAGGGCTGGACGTGTCGAAGTTCAATCCTACTCTAAATGGTGCTAAAAATGCGGTTAAATATTTTCAAAGCAATGTAAAGGCGCTAGATAGTTCTCTGAAAGATAATGGAAAAAACACAGACTTACTACAAGCAAAATACAAGACTTTAGGCCAAGCCATTGGATCACAAAAAAAGGTCTTGGATGAAATGAAAAAGAGTTTTGATAAACTCGAACCAGGCACTGCTAAGTTTGATAAAGCAGCTGCAGACGTTGAGCGTGAAAATGCTAAGTTAGCAGCAATGGAAAGACAACTTAGAAGTGTTGAACAAGCATTGATTGCAGTAGGTAAAGAAAATAGTTTTGCCACTCGTATAAACAAGCTAGGAGATGGTTTGATTAAGGGTGGAGATAAGATTAAAGCGTTTGGAGATAATGTTTCAACGCTTGGTGGGAAGTTAACTACTGGATTAACTGCTCCGTTAGTTGCAAGCGTAGGTTTGATCACTAAAGCAGCAATCGACTATGAATCTGCATTTGCTGGAGTTAAAAAGACAGTAGATGAAACTGCCACAGTATCTTATAAAAACTTGTCAGATGGTATCCGTCAAATGGCTAAAGAATTGCCAGCTAGTGCAGTTCAAATCGCAAACGTAGCAGAAGTAGCAGGGCAACTTGGTATTAAGGCTGATGATATTCTTAAATTCTCACGTACCATGATCGATATGGGAGAATCAACCAACTTGAGTGCTGAAGATGCTGCGACAGCCATTGCCAAGATTGCAAACATTTTAGGATTGACATCGGACGAATATTCTCGATTTGGTGCATCCGTAGTTGACCTTGGTAATAACTTTGCAACTACTGAGAAAGACATCGTAGAGATGACAAATCGTTTAGCAGCAGGTGGAAAACTAGCTGGACTAACTGCTCCAGAAATCTTAGGTCTTGCAACTGCAATGAGTAGTGTAGGGATTGAAGCAGAGGCAGGTGGTACTGCAATGACTCAAACTCTTACTGCTATTGGTAATGCAGTTTCATTGACCACTAAGGATTCAGCAGATGATCTAGCATTGATTGCTAAAGTTGCAGGAACAACATCAGAAGAATTCCAACAAGCTTGGAAAGAGAAACCTGCTGAAGCTTTACAATCATTTATCAAAGGTCTTAACACAGCGCACGAAAAAGGCGCAAATATGGATGCTATCTTGATGAAGTTAGGCATGACAGGTGTTAGACAAGGAAATATGCTTAAATCTTTAGCTTTATCATCAGATAAAATGAGTGCAGCAGTTAACCGCTCTAACCAAGCTTGGAAAGAAAATACTGCATTGACCAATGAAGCGAATAAACGTTATGAGACTACCGAGTCTCAATTAAAGATGTTTAAAAATCAAGTGACCGACTTAGCTATCGAGTTTGGTGGACCTTTATTAAAGGCGCTACGAGACGGTTTGAAAGCAGGTAAACCTTGGATTGAGACATTGGCTAAAATGGCAAAACAGTTTAGTTCAATGTCTGAGGAACAGCAAAGAAACATCTTAAAATGGGGTGCTTTGGCGGCAGGAGCTGGACCAGCGCTATCAATATTTGGCAAAGGCATTGGTGTTATTGGTAATTTAACTCAAGCTTTAGGCTGGTTGACAAAAGGAACAGGTAAAGCGGTAGGTGGCATATCCTTGATGGCTAAGACTTTCCAAGCTTTTAAAACAACTGGAAATCTAACCTCTGCATTCCAACTAGCAAGCTCAGGCATGGCATCGTTTGGAACTGCTACGGTATCAGCATCATCATCAACAGGGTTGCTAGGAACATCTATGAGTTTACTCGCAAATCCTTTAGGATTGATGGTTGGTAGTATTGCTTTAGCAACTGCAGGTCTTGTCTATCTTGGAAACGAGAAAGATAAAGCAAGAATCAAGACTGAAGAGTTTGGAACACAGTTAAGTGACACTGCAAGGGGAGAGTTGAGAAACTTCCAAAAAACAGTAGATGAAACAAGTAAAGCAGTCGCAAACTTTGGAACTCATGCTGGTGATGTTGAAAAAGTCTCAGGAGCTTTCAAAAAGCTTTATGAAGACATCCAAGCAGCAGCAGACCAAAGCAACCACAGAATGGAAGAGTTGGGTGCCAAGTGGGGATTGAGTGAAGAACAAATTGCCAAAGCTAAAGATAGAAATGGTCAATATGTTTCAAATGCAGAAGCGATGATGAACCAAATCAATGAAATCTATCAACGTCACAATGGGGATGCAAGTAAGTTTTCTCAAGAAGAAAAAGAAATCATCTTAAATAACCAAAACGAGATGATTAAAGCTAAGTTAAAGTTGATGAGTTTGTCCGAAGAACAACAAACAGCAGCACTTCAAGCTTTAAATGGTAAAATCAGCTCGCTAAACGAAACGCAATTAAAACATACTAGAGATGTTTTGAAACAAGCCATGGATGAAGAGAAGAAACTCTATGAAACATCCAAGAGTGAGTTGAAAGAGTTGTTGGACGGTAAAGCTATTGACCAAGAGACTTATAACAAGAGAATGCAAGAAGTTGAATCAAAGCATACACAAACTATGGAAGCTTTGGGTAGTAAGTATTATCAAGTTATGAAGAATCTGGACGAAAAAGTTAAGTCCAGAACCGGTCAAAGTTGGAACTATTGGGAAGAAGCCAAGAAAGCCTTAGAAGAGTACGGTTTGTCTTATGAAGAAATCGGACGTAAGGCATCAGAAGCATCTCAAAAAGCAGGCAATTCTCACAGCATCCTTGCTAAATATACTAGCGAGATGAACAAAGAAGTCAAAGAAGCTAATGATGCTTGGTCGTTGTTAGTTGGTAATATTGACAAGAACGGTAATTTCCAAGTCAAGTCAAATGTTAAGGAAGTCATCGGTGAAGCAGCTAAATCAGCAGAAGGATGGGAACAATTACAGTTCATTGTTAAAACTGCTGATATCAACTCAAATGCTCGTGTAACTATCGCTGAAGCACTTGTAGAATCAGGCAAATGGAAAGACATGAGCCTGGAAGAAAAACAAGTCATCGTTAAGAATCAAGCAGGTATGCAAGCTATCTTTGATAGCGAGAAAAACCTCAAGATTTGGAACGATATGCCAGCCGAAGTCAAAGAACTTCTTTTGAAGAACAATGACATCATGAGTAAGGCAGATGAGGCCACAAAAGCTCTCAAAAATTATGAAGCTTTAACTCCAAAACAAAAAGAGTTGCTTGCTACTGATGAAAGTTTCAGAGATACAGTATCTCGTTCTACTGATTCTTTGAAGAATTGGAACGCAATAACTCCATTTACAAAAGATTTGTTAGTAAATCCAAATGATGCTTTGTATTTTACTCAATTATCAATCGATAAAATGGCAGCTTGGAATCTTGCTACAGCTGAAACTAAATCATTGGATGCAGTAGACAATACAGGTGTAGCAGTTGGTAGTGCTATCCTCAGTGTGAACTCTCCTAAACAAGAAGTACCAATTGGTATCAATGCCACAGACTTGACTGGTGCACAATCTGCATCTGCTTATGCAGGAATTAATGCAATAAGACAAGACAGTCCAATCGGTATTGATGCTATGAACAGAACGCAGGGCGAAGCTTCAGCTGCAGGATATTCAGTAAACTCAGTAAGACAAAGTAGTCCAATCAGTATTAATGCTCAAAACAACACAAGTAGCGCGATCAATAGTGTATGGTCAGGATTACTGTCTTTACCAGCTGTTAAATTTATTGATATCATTACCAGACATTTCACTGAACGACACGCAAATGGGACTAATTACCACCCAGGTGGACTAGCTATTGTCAATGACCAAAGAAATTCGAATTATAAAGAAATGGTTACTTTGCCAAATGGAGAAAGTTTTATCCCAGAAGGAAGAGATGTACTATTACCACTACCTAGAGGTTCGAAAGTACTTCGTGCAGATAAAACTAGACGATTGATGCGTGAACTTGGTGTTCAAAAATACGCAAATGGTATTGGTATTCCAAGTGATGCAAAATTCCTACGAGAAATGGAACATGCACAGCAAAATATCGTAGTACGTGATAAGAACGCAAACAATAGTCAAGATATGGCAGAAGTAGTGTCTGAGATAGCAATTCTAAGGTCAAGTTTAGAAAAAATCCTTACTGCTATACTTGAAAAGCCTTCAGATACTTACTTAGATGGCGATAAAATCTCACTATCTACTTATAAAAATCATGGTTCAATTTATGCAAGGGAGGGAATTTAATGTTTTACCTTATAATCAATGGTTTCAATACATCTACCATCCCTCACAGTGTGGTTACTGATTTTGGGGTAAGTGAGTGTGCAGAACCAAAAACATCTGAAGTTGTAGACATTTATGGAATGAATGGAAGTTATCGTGTGTTAGATGGTTCTTATAAAAGTTATGAACGCACGGTTTCTTTCTATCTACCAAAACTTATTGACGTTTCAACCATTATTGAAAAATTTCACGATGGAAAGAATGAAATCGAGTTTGGATATCAACCAGACTCTTTATTTTACGCTGAATATGTTTCAGCAAGCTACCATAGGAATGGACCACACGCTTACACATTAGATGTTAAATTACTGATGCACCCATTCAGATATTTGAAGAATGTTGCACCAATCGTATTAACAAGAGTTGGAACGATTAACAATATCGGTACAGTCTATTCAGAGCCAATCATTGATATTGAAGGTAGTGGTGATGTATCACTTACAATTGGCCAGAAGACTATGCATTTAACTGTAAATAATAAAGCCACAATCGATTGCAGGCATGGCAGACAGAACATCTACAACGCTACTGGGACAGTTCAAAACACTCTTAGAAAGCGTGGTGGGTTCTTTGAAATCCCTGTTGGTCATAACGGTGTGATATTTACAGGAAATATCCGTAAGGTGACTATTAAACCAAATTGGAGGTATAAAGTATGATTTATTTAACAGAAGGAAACATACCTCTTAATGCTGCCTACGATGATGATATCGTACAGGAAGATAATAGCACCTACCAATTAACCTTTAAATTCCCTACCAATGATATCTTGTGGCAAAGACTGAGAGAAGAAAAATTCTTGACCGCTGATGATCTACACGGTGAGCAAGACTTTGTAATTTTTGAGGTTGAGAAAAAACATGGATATATTCAAGTCTATGCAAACCAGGTCATGACAATGTTAAATCACTACGTTGTCAATCCAATGTCTTTGGATAGAGCGACTGGCTCAACTGCTTTGAGTCAATTTGCTGGGAGCATCACTAGAGAAAATCCATTTTCTTTTTTCTCTGATATTGATGAGAGACATACTTTTAATATCGATAGCAAGAACGCTATGGAAGCTTTGACCAAGGATAAGCATTCTATTGTAGGTTTGTGGGGCGGTGATTTAGTCAGACATGGCTACCAAGTACGATTGTTGAAAAATGGCGGTTCAGAAAATGAATCGCTTTTCATGTATAAGAAAAACCTATCTAGCTATGAACATAAAACATCTACTAAGTCTTTAAGAACTCGCATCACCTTCATCACAACTATACGTGGTGAGGGAGAAAATCCAGTCGATAAACACTATAAAGTGGTTGTTGATAGTCCACTGATTAACAAATACAGTCAGATTTATGAAGATGTTGTAGAAGTAAATGACCAGGATGTTAAAGATGAAGCAAGCCTTAGAGAATATGGCAAGCAGTATTTCAGAACAACCTTGTGCGATATGCTCGAAGATAGCATTGAAATTGATGTTATCGGTCAGAGTGATGTTCCTGTTCAGATGTTTGATGTTGTAGGTGTCTACCACGAATACTACGATTTAGACGTGAGAAAGAAAATTACTAAGTACACCTACTCCCCAATGGCTAAGAAATTAAAATCTATTGGTTTCGGTCAGTTTCAATCAGGTCTTGCAAGTGCAATCGGTAATGTAGTAAGCGATGCAATCAAGGAAGAGACACACATTTTTGAAACACGATTAAACAAAGAAATCGAGAACGCTGATTTAGCATTCGATAGAAAAGTCAAGGATATCAAAGATGAATTCACAGACGGCATCGAACAAGCCAAAGCCAAAGCAGAAGAAAACAAGCGTGCTCTATCCGATGAAATCGACAATCGTTTTTCAGGTTTCGATAGCAGCATGAACGAGAAGCTTGAAGACCAACGAACAAAAATCGAAGAGATTCGTGCTATTGGAACAACAGTCACTCGGACGGCTGAAGAAGCTCTGGAAGAAGCTAGAAATGCTCTAGTGTCTGCCAATACTTCTAAAGACTTGTCTGACTCAAACTTCGCCAAAATTGAGCAGATTACAGACAGAATCAGAACCCTTGTGACCAAACAAGAAGTTGACCCGTTAACAGAACGCTTGAGGATTGCTGAGAACAGAATCGAGGTTCAAGCTGACCAGATTATCGAGAAATTATCTCGTACTGATTTTGACAGATTGGCCAATGACAGAGGGTTTCAAAATGCGACTCAAGTCCAGAATATCGTCAAGAATTCTGTTGACGGATTTCAACGGACCATCTCACGAATCGAAACCAAGCTGAGAGATGTTATTCGTAATGATAACCTCTTGCAGAATTCGTCTATCATCCCTTCCGGAAATGGTTTAGAAGGCACCTGGAGACTAAATAACTCAGGCGGTAATGGTAGGACGGAAGTCGTAACGCTTACAGATTCGCCACATAACGCTATTAAAAAATGCATTCGGATTGTAAATAACACCAACGGTGCGAATAAAGATATTGCACAAGGTATCAATCTAGTTGCTGGTGAGAAATATACCATGTCTTGCTGGGCCAGGGTGATAAAACCTAATGTAAATCTCTTGTTACATCCGTGGGCTACAAATAATCGTAATCGTTTCATGAGCAAACCTATCACGAATACAGATTGGGTTCGGTATCAATTCACATTTACTGCAGATTCTACCTACAATTCAATTCAATTCGGACAGAATGGAAGCGGTAGTATTGAAATTTGTGGTATGAAACTTGAACATTCTGACAGAATGACAGACTACGATGTCAACACTTCTGAAATCGTGAGTGTCGCTGATTTTAATGATGTAGTTGATACAGTTAAGAGCCACACACAGACCATTCAGAGACAGAATGAGTCTATTTCTCAAGTGATTCAGACTGCTGATGGCCTAGTTAGTCGTGTATCTAACTTCTTAGAAGATTTCAACCTGGTATATGATCCAACGAATTTCAGTAAGTGGGCCAAAAAACAAGCAGAAGCGAATGTTATCGAGGTCCAAGCTGGAACTAGGTTGCTAAGAATCACTAATGTTGGTAAAAATCAACCTGTATATCATGGATTCGCATTACCTCTTACAGCATCCACGTTTAGGCAGGGAGAGAAACTCAGCTATCGTATGCAGGTATGGGTCGATGTATTACCAGATGCCCCTCTAGGAATTGAATTATGGGCTTCAGATGGTGGACTTGCATCAGATAGAGTAACACTCACTAAAACTGGTACTCAAATCATCACAGGTACGATGACCGTCCAAAAATCATCGACTAAAGCAAGAGAATTCCCTCTTGAAATTTGGTTGATGAAGAACGGGCAAGTCGCAATCGGTCAGGTATCTCTTATCCGTGGCGATAAACCGCCTAAGAAATTCAGAGACAATACATCTACACAGGATGTTGTCACACAGACTCAAGTGTCACAGTTACATGACTCGTACGCTATCCAAACCCTTACAGGACCTGGAGCGATTTCTTCTCAGATCAATTTGAATAGCAATAACATTCTGATTGAAGCTGCTAAAATCCGTCTAAAAGGTAGAACCCTACTAGATGAAATCACGGCGATAGATGGTTATTTTAAACGCTTATTTGTCGGTGATGCTAGAATAGGGACTTTGAACACTGATATCATTCGCTCGAATTCGATTGCAGCAGACAAGTTGATATTTGATACTGCTTTAGCGAAGAAGCTTGTAGCTAGTGATGTATTCACTGATACGCTTGTTGCTAAAACAGCATTCATCAACAAGCTTCGTTCTGTCGTAGTCACTGCGACCTTTCTAGAAGGTTTTCAAGGTAAAATTGGAGGCTTCAGACTTGGTCAATACCCAAACAGAAATGGATATTTCATAACAGGAATTAACTCTGTCAGTGTTGGGATGGGGAACGGAACGAACGTCGGTGCGAACAGAAACGCATTTTGGGCAAATTGGGGTGAAAGTCTAGACACCCCTGGTCCAAAATCCTGGTATGTCAACACAGACGGGAAGATGTATTGTAGAAATGATGTGAATTTCTATTCGAAAGTGGATTTCGCAAGCACATCAAAGGTTAATTTCTACTCCAAAATCAATGCTCCGAAAGGAATATGGCTTGCTTCCGATGATATAAACGGTGAAGGGGATAATCCTGATGGTGGCTACAATCGAGTTGTCTGGTGGAGTCAGATCGTCACTGGAAAATGGAGACAACATGCTGGAATCACAACCGGCTCAGATAGAAAATTGAAAGAAAATATCGAACCTACACAGGTCAAGGCGCTGGACAAAATAAATGCCTTGAATTTAGTAGCATTTGACTACATTAAGGATAAGACCCATGAAGAAATCGGTCTGATTGCGCAAGAAGTGTTAAATATTATTCCTGGTTCCGTCGAAAAATATGAGGGAGAGGATAATCATTTAACAATCAATTACTCAAAGTTCGTACCTTATTTAATTAAGGCTATTCAGGAATTAAACCAAAAAGTAGAAAGGTTGGAAACAACAACATGAACGAACAAGACAAGCAGATTAGTAGTCTGACGATTAAATCACTAGCTGAACGACTCAGCAACGAAGCTACTCAATCAGCTACACTAGAAGCTCTTTACACAGTTACAGCGATGGAACTTGAGCAGATGAAACGAATCATCGAATCAGATGAAGAACTTAAAGCAAAATTTGAAGAAGTGAAAGGACAAACAAAATGACAGTAAACAACTACACACTCGCAACTAAACCTTATACTCGTGGATTTGGTGACAAAACTACAACCGTTGTAGAAATCCGTTTGCAAGATGGAAATCGCTACACAACCAACCAACGTGAATTGGCTGGTGATCGCACACAAGACCAAGAAGACGTGCTCATTCAAGCAGTATTGGATATGGTGAAATCTGAATTGGATCCAGCGAATGCAATCGTTAAGACTCAGCAAGATTTGGAATCAACCAAGACCAAGCAGGATGAATTGCAAAAACTTATCAAAGCTCAACAAGAAGCAAACACAATCACTCAACGCATGATTAAGGTCATGGTTGTCAATTCAGTTATGAGTGAAAATATCACTTATGGAACTGTCTATAGAGACCTTGTGAGCCTGTTGCCTTCAATGAAAATTGGAACAACATATTTTGAAGATGACTTGGTTACAATCACAGACCCTGAATACGTTGAGAAAAACGGTGAAGGTAATAACGTTATCGTTCAAATCAACCGTGAATTTGAATACACTGGTCAAACTATCAAAGAACTTGAAGGCGACTTGTCACGGAATGGAGTGCTTGCAGTATGGCGCTGGATTACTCCAAAAGCTGACACGATTTAGAGGTAGCTTATGCAAGATTTTGTGTGGAGTGAACTAATCGGTCATCTTAAAAGCCTATCTCACAGTCCATACATTCATATCTTCTTTTGGTTGATGGTTCTAGACATCGTTACAGGCTATGTAAAAGCATTTAAAACAAAGCGTTTTGATAGCAAAATTGGAACAATGGGATTGATTCGTCATTTTGTTGTATTCGTGGTCATCATGCTTGTAGCGATGTATTCAAGGGCGCTGGGAGTCAGAACATTCGGTATTGGTTGGACAATGTTCTTTATTATCAATTATCTCGGTTCTGTTTTAGAGAATTGGGAAAGTATCGGATGGGCATTTCCAGAGTTCTTAAAACCATACATTAACCAAATCAAGAAGGATAATGCTAAGAAATTAGGAGAATTATTAGTTAACGTTGACCAAAAAGACAAAGTAGAAATCGAAATAAAGGAGAAAGAAAATGAATAAAATCAACTGGAAATTACGTTTGCAAAACAAGGTTACTCTTATCGCACTTTTGGGAGCAATCTTTTTGATGGCGCAACAATTCGGTTTTGAAGTGCCACAGAATATTCAGGCAGGTGTGAACACATTTGTTTCTATCCTCGTATTGCTCGGTGTGGTTAATGATCCAACAACTGCTGGATTGACTGATAGCGAGCGAGCGCTTGAATACTACGAGCCAAACAAAGACTAATCAATTTGAGAACCCAAAAGGGTTCTCTTTATTTTTAAAAAAGAAAGGGGGTAGCGATTGAAAAAGGTTATTGAGAAAAAATTAACCATTTCAACCAGCAATAGAGACGTAGATAGGCTTTATCAAGAATTTTATAGCCATGATAAAGGTATTGCTGAATTTAAGTTTACACTCGATGATTTGACTGCTACTAAGGTTATCTGCTTATTCTATTTCAAAACCACCAAGCGATACCAGGAAGTTGAAGCAGCTAGAGCGTGTAGTGGCTTTAGAGAATAAGCCTAATATTGACACAAGTCAGTTTGCAACCAAGCTAGAGTTGCAGAACGTTGCTCTCTCTCAAGGTCCAAAAGGCGACAAGGGAGATCCTGGTCCTATCGGTCCTCAAGGTGAACGTGGTCCACAAGGTGCAACAGGTGAAACTGGACCAAGAGGGGCAGACGGTTTACAAGGCCCTCAAGGATTGCAAGGTTTACAAGGTGAACGTGGGCGAGATGGAGAGCCAGGACCTGCTGGCTTACCAGGACCAGTTGGACCTCAAGGACCTATTGGTTTAACTGGTCCTAAAGGTGAAAACGGTCGTGATGGTGTAGGCATTCCTCAAAGAATCAGCATCAATGGAAATATCGTGTCACTTTCTGACGGTGGTGGAAGTATTATCTTACCATCTAATGCGAATACAAATGGTCAAGTCAATCAGTACGAAATCCACGGAACTGGCTTTCCGAATGGTAAAGTCAGCGCTCCAGTCGGAACTACTTACGTCGATACCAATGCAACAAACGGCGCTTTGAAGTGGATAAAACGAAGTAGGACGGACAATCAAGGTTGGGAAGTCTTGACTGGAGATACTGGTTGGAGAACCTTAAATATTCAATCAAAACTAGGCTCGTCATATCTGAAAGTACGTCGCAAAAATGACACTGTCATGTATCAATTTGGCGGTCTTACTTGGGGTTGGTTCGGTATCGTAAGGCGTGGTGGTCCTGGATATGTCCTACAACCGTCTGACCGAGAAAGAAACTGTTTCATTCTAGGTTTAGGTGGAATCCCTCAAGGCTTCCGTTCAGAATTTAGCTTGATTGGTGGTATTTACAATGACAAGGGAACGCCATATGGTACTTGGTACTTGGGAGGTTATGGAGATAGCAATATGCTACGTTTCCAATTTACTGACCCTGTCCCGACCGATAGGGACATCGGGGACATTCGTGTAAGTTCTATCTCGTACTTAACGAGCGAGCCTTGGCCTACAACATTGCCATAAAAGAAAGGAAAATAAACAAATGAAAAAAAACGACTTATTTATCGACGTATCTAGCCATAATGGATACGATATTACAGGTATTTTGAATGACATGGGTACACAGAATACTATTATCAAAATTTCAGAAAGCACAACCTACATCAATCCATGCTTGAGCGCTCAAATTGAGCAGTCAAACCCCGTAGGATTCTATCATTTTGCTTGGTTCGGTGGAGATGTAGAAGAAGCAGAAAGAGAAGCACGCTATTTCCTTGCTAACATTCCTACACAAGTCCCTTACTTGGTACTTGACTATGAAGACCACGCAAGTGGAGACAGACAAGCTAATACTAATGCGTGTTTGCGTTTCATGGAACTAATTGAACAAGCGGGATATACACCTATTTATTATAGTTATAGACCTTTCACGCTTGATAATGTTTATTATGAACAAATTATCGAACGTTTTCCCAATTCGTTATGGATTGCAGGGTATGGGCTAAATGATGGGAACGCTGACTTTGAATACTTCCCAAGCATGGACGGTATTCGCTGGTGGCAATACTCTTCAAATCCTTACGACAAAAACATTGTTTTACTAGATGATGAAGAAAATGATAATGTAATCAGTAAAGACGCTCTAAAAAGCCTTAATACTGTGGCCAGTGAAGTTATTCAAGGTCTTTGGGGTAATGGACAAGAGCGTTTCGATAACTTATCAAATGCGGGATATAATGCTCAAGCCGTGCAAGATAAGGTAAATGATCTCTTAAATGCTGAAAATACTAGTAAAGACTTGGATACGTTAGCTAATGAAGTGCTACAAGGCTTGTGGGGGAACGGTCAAGAGCGTTTCAATAGACTAACTGATGCAGGTTATGATGCCGAAGAGGTCCAAGACAAAGTAAATAGCCTTTTAGGCGGCGAAGACACCGTGGATCTTAATACCGTAGCTAACGAGGTCATTAAAGGCCTTTGGGGTAATGGGCAAGAGCGTTATGATAGTTTGACTAATGCTGGATACGATGCGCAAGCTGTGCAAGATAGAGTTAACGAATTGCTTTCTTAAAAACCTGACTAAAAAACCTGTATAAAATAAAAAATATTGTACACTAGACCGCAGGCAATAGCTTGCGGTTTTTTTGTTTGCTCTGAAAAGGGGCAAAAAAGGGGCAAAAGGTGAAAACTTTTGTATTTTTATGGTAAAAATTATATGTAGATTAACTCTTATTTATGCTTATTTTATAGGGTTTTTATCTTATTTCTTCCTATATAATACACTTAAAATAGAATACCGTGGATTGAAATCATTCTACAACTTGAAAAAATAATCTAGTTCAGTGAACTAATGAAAGCCCTTGGATTTTT